TCGTGCCAAAGGAGATGAAAAACAAATCCAAAAACTTAAATTGGAGTTGGAACGATTAAACTCTATTGGTGGTATGGATAAGATTGTTCCTATTGAAGGTGTTGTATTCGATTATAACGGTAAAACGATGAAACTTACAGGAAGTTTTGCCGCCCTTAACCAACTTCTGGGTATATTTTACTAAAAAACCGATTGGTATATATTTATATGTAATAATGGTAACTAATATATAAATATGTCCAAGAAGAAAGATTTTAGTGGTATCAACCGAAAGTATATGCACCCCACTCGCCGAAAGTTGGCAGAAATGGTATTCACGGGTGAATATGATAGGAACACCGTAGTTGGGTTTAGTGAACAAGAGAAGAAGAAACGTAAAGTTGGTGATACATGGGAAGATGAACATAATACCTATGAACAAAAAAACGGGTATTACATAAAATCATCTAAAAATTCAGATGTATATCAAGAAATCCGAGATTATGTTCGTAAATACGAAACTTGTAAAAATCCTGATTGTCAAACCATTAAAGTATCTGCCAAAGATAAAAAGTTTATCAAAAAAGGTGGTTATTGTATGGATTGTACGGTGGATATGGAACATAAGTTCAGAGCACTTGGTATTTGGAGAGAATATGAGATATATAAGGTAGCAACTCGTATGATCGTAGATGGTAAGTTTAAGATCGAGCAATTACAACAAGCACACGATGAAGCAAAGCAGGTACACGAGTTTGTAAATGAAGATGGTACTACTGATAGATGGACACTTCCACAAGATGTAGAAGAAGTAAAGGCAGATATCAGAAAACTTATCGAAACGGGGAAAGATGAAATTAAAGACCTCGAAAAACAAAAGGCCGAAGCCTTTGAAGTTATCAAAGAACACAACTTAGAACATTACTTATGATACGGAATATCAAAAACATATTAATAATTCTCCTATTGATTTTAGGAGGTTATTTTGTTTATACAACTTGGATTAACCCCGAACCCGAAGTAGACCTCAACGAGTACATAAAAATCGGTAGTAAGGAATATATAAAACTTTCTTCTAAGGTAGAAACTATAATAGTAAGGGATACCGTTAAGATTAAAGAGTACGTTCCTGTACCCGGTCCTGATGTTCCCGTTCCTGTACCACAAGATGTAGATACTAACGCAATACTAAAGGATTATTATGTAAAAAGACCTTATAGGGATATAGTAAAACAATACCCTGATAGTACAGGTGGGAATTCGGTAACAATTAATGATACAATTTCTCAAAATAGAATTATTTCAAGAGAAGTTGATTTTAATGTAGAAACTAAAACCATTAAAGAAACTATTACTGTATTGGAACCACCAAAAACCAAAGTATTTATTGGGCCGGGGGTAGATATTGGACCAACCGTTGGTATAAATGGTGGATTACTCATAAAAAACAAACAGGATAAAGTATTTAGGATCAATGCGGGAATACAAAATGTTCCTGGTACTAATGATCTAAAACCTTATATTGGTGGTGGTTTATATTGGAAAATAAAATTCAAAAAACCTAAACTTTTCGGTGGAAAAAAATAATGGCTAAACAATCCCTTAAAGATATAATCAAAAAGGAGTACATTAAGTGTTCGCAAGACCCGATACACTTTATGAAGAAGTACTGTATGATCCAACACCCTACACGGGGTAAGATACCTTTTCACTTATACCCATTTCAGGAAGAAACCTTAACAGATTTCACCGAACACAGATATAATATCGTTCTAAAATCCCGTCAAACAGGGATTTCTACTTTGGTGGCGGGTTATTCATTGTGGAATATGATTTTCAAGGAAGATTTTATGACACTTGTAATCGCAACCAAACAAGAGGTAGCGAAAAACTTGGTAACAAAGGTAAGAGTGATGAACGATTATCTACCAAGTTGGTTAAAATTAGATACCGTTGAAGATAACAAACTTTCTCTAAAATATTCCAACGGTTCAATGATCAAAGCAACTTCAAGTTCAGGAGATGCGGGACGTTCTGAAGCACTATCACTATTAGTATTTGATGAGGCGGCCTTCATTGATAATATCGAAGAAATATGGGTATCATCACAATCTACGCTTTCAACAGGTGGTAATGCAATCGTTCTTTCAACACCAAATGGTGTAGGTAACTTCTTTCATAGAGAATGGGTTAAGGCAGAAGAAGGAACAAACAAATTCAACCCAATCAGATTACATTGGAGTGTTCACCCTGAAAGAGATCAAGCATGGCGAGATGAACAAGAAATCCTATTGGGTAGAAAAGGAGCGGCACAAGAATGTGATTGTGATTTCATTTCTTCAGGTGATTCCGTTATTGAACCCGAATTACTACAATTCTACAAAGAAACTTATTGTGAAGAACCATTAGAAAAAACAGGATTTGATAGAAACTTGTGGAAATGGCAATTCCCTGATTATTCTAAATCATATATGGTGGTAGCGGATGTTTCGCGTGGTGATGGTTCGGATTATTCAGCATGTCATGTAATTGATATTGAAGCAGCAGAGCAAGTGGCAGAATATAAAGGTAAAATGAACACCAAAGATTTTGGAAATTTCTTGGTAGCATTGGCAACTGATTATAATGAGGCTTTGCTTGTAATTGAAAACGCAAATATCGGTTGGGCAACCATACAACAAGTAATAGATAGAGGATATGGTAACTTATTCTATATGAGTAAGGATTTAAAGTATGTAGATACCGAACGCCAAATGACCAACAAGTATTATGCCGAAGAAAGACAAATGGTAGCCGGATTTAGTACTACAACTCGTACAAGACCTCTTATTATCTCTAAATTAGACCAATATTTTAGAGAAAAGGCAGTAACGGTTCGTTCTACAAGATTGGTAGATGAATTATTTACCTTTATATGGAATGGAAATAAAGCAGAAGCAATGCGAGGATATAACGATGATTTAGTTATGTCATTTTCTATTGGATTGTGGGTTCGTGATACTGCACTTAGATTAAGACAAGAAGGAATTGATTTAACTCGTAACGCATTAGGTGGAATTACAACACATTCAACACCATTAGGTTTTGGTTCAGGGACTCAGATAGAAGAAAACCCTTGGGAAATGGGAATTGGTGACCATAAAGAAGATTTGACGTGGTTAATTGGTGGAAAAAATGGGGGAAATAAATAAAACTATATTTATATAGTATAAACTATATATCACTATGAAAACAATAGCCATTCAATTACTAAAAGAATTCAAGAATGATATTCGTAATGAAGTAGAAATCGAAGAATATGATGTAGAAAGTAAACAAGATATTCAAGAGTTTATCGAGTTTATGAAAAACTACAAACCTGATGTAAACGAAGCAGAATATCAAGGCAGGGATGTAGATTTAGGCAAACCAATGGCAGGTGATGTGAAAAAGTTTAAAGTTTACGTTAAAAACGATAAAGGAAACGTAGTTAAAGTAAATTTTGGGCAAAAGGGTGCAAGGATTAAAAAAGATGATCCTGAAAGAAGAAAAGCATTCAGAGCACGTCATAATTGTGATAACCCTGGACCAAGATGGAAAGCAAGATATTGGTCTTGTAGGAAATGGTAAAAAATAAATAATGGCAGATACAAGTTTTTTTGGTAGATTAAAAAAATTATTCAATACCCAAGCGATTGTTACCGTTGATAAAGATGGTAAACGTAGGGTTATTGATGTTGATGAACGTCAACAAACCAACTTATCACAACTTCGTGATAGATATACGAAATTACAACGTTCGTATCAAGAATCCGCTGGTGGACAACAATCAATGGCGTATCAACAGGTGCGTAGAGAAGTGTTTAGAGATTACGATGCAATGGATAATGACCCAATTATCGCATCAGCACTTGATATTTACGCTGATGAATCAACTCTAAAGAATGAATCGGGTGATATTTTACTTATCGAATCAGATTCAGACCAAGTTTATCAATTACTTGAAAACTTATTCTATGATGTATTGAATGTAGAGTTTAATTTATGGCCTTGGGTTCGTTCAATGTGTAAATATGGAGATCATTTTCTTACAATGGAAGTGGCAGAAGGTAAGGGGATATTAAATGTAACACCACAATCCGTTTATTATACAGAACGATTAGAAAGGGTAGACCCTGAAAATCCAAATAAGGTAAAATTCAAGATAGAACAAGACCCTGACTTAAAGGGGGAGTACGAAAACTTTGAAGTTGCACATTTCCGTTTATTATCCGATACAAACTGGCTTCCATACGGAAAATCAATGATTGAGAACGCAAGAAGGTTATGGAAACAACTTTCTCTTATGGAAGATGCTATGTTGATTCACCGTATCATGCGAGCACCCGAAAAACGAGTGTTTTCAATTGATATTGGTAACATAAACCCCGCTGAAGTTGATAATTATATGCAACGAATTATCAATAAGATGAAAAAAGTTCCTTTTATGGATAAACGTTCGGGTGATTACAACTTAAAGTATAATATGCAAAATCTTACAGAAGATTTCTTCCTTCCTGTAAGAGGTAGAGATTCAGGTACACGAATTGAATCACTTGGTGGATTGGATTACTCACCAATCGAAGATATTGATTATCTGAAGAACAAAATGTTTGCAGCACTTAAAATTCCAAGAGCATATCTTGGATATGAAGAAGATTTGAGTGGTAAAGCAGCCTTGGCAGCAGAAGATGTAAGATTTGCAAGAACAATTGAACGTATTCAGAGAACGGTAATATCAGAATTAACCAAAATTGCCATTGTTCACTTGTATTCACACGGAATTCAGGATGAACAAATGACTAATTTCTCCCTTTCTCTTGTAAATTCATCTACAATATACGAACAAGAGAAAATGAACTTATGGAGTGAGAAAGTTCGTTTGGCCAGTGATATGAAAGATCTTAAAATGGTTTCTAAAGAATGGATTTACGAAAATATATTCAAATTTACTGATAAAGAACGTGATAACGAGAAAGCACAAGTAATCAACGATTTAAAAGATGATTATCGCTATGAACAAATCTCGTTGGAGGGTAATGACCCTGCAGTTGAAGATAATCCAACTGATATAGAGGAAGATTTGAAACAAGTTAAGAACGAATTAAGTTCAAACGGTAAAGTTGGCAGACCGAAAGAGGGTGGTACATATGGTAAAGATAAACATCCATATGGTAGAGACCCACTTGGAGATAAAGAACGTAAAGCCGCAAGACAACATACAAGAACTGAACGTAAAGCTGAGAAGTATATAAACGG